AATAAGTTCTGGGCTAATCAACTTAACATTAATCCTTCTGCAAGTATCACATGCATAAAACCTAGCGGTACTGTCTCACAATTATGTGACAGTGCTTCAGGAATACATGCTAGGCATTCTGACTATTACATTAGGACTGTAAGAACGGACATGAAAGATCCTTTATGTACTCTTATGGTTGACCAAGGAATACCTCATGAACCTGACGTTACTAAACCAGACAATACTATGGTTTTCTCCTTTCCAATTAAAGCTCCAGATGATAGTATCAAACGTAATGATCTAACTGCTATAGAGCAATTAGAACTTTGGTTGCTATATCAAGAATATTGGTGTGAACATAAACCAAGTATAACTATCTCAGTCAAAGAGCATGAATGGATAGAAGTAGGTGCTTGGGTTTACAACAACTTTCATAAAATCTCTGGTATTTCTTTCCTTCCTTATAGTGAACACATATACAAGCAAGCACCGTATCAAGAATGTACTTACGAGGAATACTCTGAACTCCAAAGTAAGATGCCTAAACTTGATTGGAAGGAGTTGCAAAAGTATGAGTCAAAAGACTATACTGAAGGTTCTCAAGAACTTGCCTGTGTTGGAAACTCTTGTGAGATAAACTAAAATGATCGGGATATACGGAATAACTCAAGAATTAGTTGATAAGTTAGATGCCCTATATCCCGATAAATTACCAAAAGATTCTATTACTATTGAAGAACTTACATACCTACAAGGACAACGAGTAGTGATAGATCAAATTAAACAACTATTTATAGAGAGCACTCAAGAAGGTGAAGTTAAAACTTTATTTTCTTAGTAATGAAAGGAATGGTGATCTAGATGTGTGATGGATGGCAAGAAGGTGAATGGATGGATCGAACAGGATCAAGGTATAGTCTTACTGGACGAATGAATAAAGACGAACCTAAATCTGGCAATGAAATACACAAAATATTTACTGCTAACTCTAGAGATTTTGCTAAAACATGGGGTGCTGGAGGATGGATGGATCAAATGGGAAGAAGAGAATTTAATGAAACTTGGGCTCAAGGTAATTGGATGAGAAGATTAGGTATGGACCCAAGTGTTTTTGATTCCCAAGGAGGTTCTTCAGATTCCTCTAGTGTAAATGATATATCCACTATCTTTGATCAATCAACTGGAGGTTCAGGAGGAAAAAACAGAAAAGCTAAAATTGCTTCAAACCAAGGTACAAGCGTAGGTAAGAAAAAGTTAACCATCAAACCAAGTTATTCATAATGTGTAACGCACAAATGATTGCTCAACTTGGACGGTTTGGTGACTCAGAATTAGCCCACGTTAACCCTCAAGAAAAGCAAATGCTAGAGTCTATGGGAGGTTCTGGTACTACGAACCCCATGACAGGACTAAAAGAGTACCATTGGTATCATAGACATGACCCTATTAAAATTCCTACTCCTAAGATAGATCCTCCTAAACCTCCTGTTATAAAAATTGATCCTCCAAAACCAAAAATAATTGAAGATGCTCAAAATTTTATTGATAGAAATACCGATAGTCTTACTGATGGTTCTTTAGAAGAAGGTACAAAAGAAGTGTTAGGTGACATGTTTGCTGAAGATACTTACCAAGGATCTACTATTGATCGACTTCTTGAAGGAGATATCACCTTAGATAAAGCATTGGAGATGCAATATCAAGGAGGAGAAGTAGATCAAACTCTTGAAATGGGACAGTACATCTGGAATGAAATTGACAGACTTAGAAAAGGTGAAACTACTCAAACTGAAGAGAGTGTAAACGTAAGTAAAGATACCGTATCAAATTACATAGAGGATGTGAAACAAACAGGGACAGACATGCAAGATCTCCTCAATACTTTAGGTGAAGTAGGAACAGAGGGTTTTGCAAACCTTATCGGTACTTGGGACAAGAATAGAAAGGCTACTTCTGAAGGTGGAATAACTCCAGTTACCAGAGGTGGAGATGAATTAGTAGAAGAAGATTTAGCTACATTACAGTCCGATCCCAAGAGTCACCTAAGAAGAAAGAAAAGAGGTAAAAAACAATTCAGGATATCTGCTCCTGGTGTAAATGTTGGTGGAGGTGGATCTGGATTAAAAATAGCGTAATCCATGTACGAAAAAATACAACTAGACACAAACTACAATAGCGATAACGAAGGTTACGTTAAAGCTAGGTACACTCACTTATCTGCTTCTCGTGATGTTTTTCTTCAGAGAGCAAGGGAAGCATCTGCGATAACTATTCCTTCTCTTCTTCCACGAGAAGGTCACAGTTCCCATACTAACTTAGTAACTCCCTATCAGTCCGTAGGAGCAAGAGGTGTAAATAACCTTTCCAGCAAACTGCTTCTTACACTTCTCCCTCCTAACTCTCCTTTCTTTCGATTGATTATCGATGACCAAGAAATGCAAGAGCTTACCAAAGGATCTGATAAGGGAGTTATTGAGGAAGCTCTGTCTAAGGTGGAACGTGCAGTTATGCAGGAGATAGAAGTAAAGGCTATACGTGTCCCTGTGTTTGAAGCTTTAAAGCAACTGATAGTCACAGGAAACGTGCTTCTCTACATGCCTCCCAAGGGAGGATTAAGGGTATTTAAATTGGATAGGTACGTATGTAAACGAGACATGATGGGAAACATCCTAGAGATTATTACCCTTGAGTCCCTTGCATACAAATCACTACCAGAGAGTGCTAAAGAACTACTCACAGAAAATGAAGGATCAACTGCGGATCTCCGTAATGTTGATCTTTATACTTGTGTCAAGCTTGAGAAAAACCGTTGGAAAGTACACCAAGAGATTGAAGGGATGGTTGTTCCTGGATCTGAGGGATCGTACCCAAAGAACAAGCTTGCATGGATACCATTAAGGTTCACTAGAATTGACGGTGAGGACTACGGAAGAGGGTATGTCGAAGAATACATCGGAGACTTACGTTCCCTTGAAGCTCTTACTAAAGCAATCGTTGAAGGTTCCGCTGCTGCCGCCAAGGTTCTATTTCTAGTCAGACCCAACGGAACCACGAGACTTAAAACACTCGCAGATTCACCTAACGGAGCAATCGTAACTGGAGATGCCAATGATGTAACTACACTACAGATTCAAAAAGCTACTGACTTCAGAATCGCAGAGTCTACTGCAAAGGTTCTTGAAGACAGACTCGCATTTGCTTTCCTTCTGAACTCTGCAATCCAACGAGATGCAGAACGTGTAACTGCGGAAGAAATCAGACTCATGAGCCAGGAATTAGAAGCATCCTTGGGTGGAATCTATTCCCTTCTCAGTCAGGAATTCCAGTTGCCTATGGTCAATCTAATGATGAACGCAATGCAGAAGGAAAAGAAACTACCTAAGTTCCCTGACGAATCCCTTAAACCTCTAATAGTAACAGGAGTCGAAGCACTTGGCAGAGGTCAAGATCTCAATAAACTAGCTAACTTCCTAAAACATCTACAACCTTTTGGACCTGAGATTCTCCAAAGAGAAATGAACATCAGAGACTACATTGATAGATTAGGAGCATCCCTTGGAATAGACATGGATGGGCTAGTTAAGTCTCAAGAACAACTTCAACAAGAAGCACAGCAAGCTCAACAAGCACAACAAGATGCAATGATGCAAGAAGGTATTAAGAATGTAGCTGAAAAAGCTGCACCACAAATGATGATTGATGCTGCTCAACAACAACAACAAGGACAATAAATATGGTTGATAAAATTCAAGCCTTTGAACCTCCTGCACCTGAGAGTCAGGAACACGTAGATCAAATGATCCAAAAAGCTGAAGAAGCTGAAGTGATACCTAGTGAATCTATGGAATCCTCAAGACCAGAATGGTTACCTGAGAAATTTCAGAGTCCAGAGGACATGGCAAAAGCATACGGAGAACTTGAAAAACAATTTAGTAGCTCCAGACAACCACAGCAATCACAACCACAAGAGCAACAACAAGAACAACCATCTAGTGCTCAAGAATATGTAGAAAGTAAGGGATTAAACTTTGAAGCTATGTCTCAGGAGTTCTCCGAAAACGGACAACTAAGTGATGAGACTTATGCCCAATTAGAACAGTCAGGAATACCAAGGCACATGACCGATAGTTGGATACAAGGTCAACAAGCTATCTCTGATAAAATGACTTCCTCTGCATTTAATGCTGCAGGAGGAGAAGAAAACTTTAATACTTTAATTGAGTGGGCAAAAGTAAACCTTAGTGAACAAGAGATTAATGAGTACAACAAAGCTATTTCTGTAGCTGATCCAAGTACCATTAGATTTACTGTGGAAAGTCTTAAGTCAAGATATGAAAGTAAAAACGGACAACAAGCTAATCTACTTACTGGAGAAACAAGTAATAGAATGTCAGGAGATAGATATGAATCTGTTACACAATTAACAGATGCTATGAAAGATCCAAGGTATCAAACTGATCCTGCATTTAGAGAACAAGTAACAAATAAGTTGCAAAGATCTAATATAATGCAGTAATATTTAGGTTGATTTTTTTAACGGAGTAAGTATTGCCCTTTGCGGAGGATAACAAGTCACTGAAACTTAGAAGTAATCGCTAATTTTTTGATTTAATATATGCACTAAAGCATTTAATACATACATATAGCTATTCTAAGGAGAATTTAATATGGCTACATTTACTGGAACAAGTCCTCTAGGAAACAGTAATGCGATTGATTATATAGGTCACCGTACTGGTCAAACAAACGCTGCTGGTTCCTCAAGGCAATTATTTTTGAAATTGTACGCTGGAGAAGTGATGTCTGCGTTCCAGACAAAGAACATCATGATGCCTTACACACGTACACGCACAATTTCTAAAGGAAAAAGTGCTCAATTCATCATGACAGGCAAGTACCGTGATGCTGCCTATCATACTCCCGGAGAAGAGATCGCACCTGCTGCCAACGCAAAGAATTCTGAGCGTATTGTGTCAGTAGATGATCTCTTAATTAACGCTCAGTTCATCCCCAATATTGATGAGGCGATGCAACATTATGATGTCAGATCCATCTATACCCAAGAAGCTGGATATGGACTTAGTAAAGTTGCTGACCAAAACATTTTGAGGATGGCAGTAAAAGCTGCATTAACCACAAACAAGCAACGTGCATCTAAGTTAATCCAAGATTATGCAGGAACTGAATGGGATGACGAAGATTTCACTGCTAATGTCACCTATGCTGATAACTTAGCTAAATCTAAAAAGAGTGGATACATTCTTGAAGGATTAATTGAAGCTAAACGAATCCTAGAGATGGCAGGAGCACCTACAGAGGATCTTGTTTGTATCATGGCAACCGATCAGTACTACAGATTGTTCATGGCAGTACAAAACGGTGAAACAGATGCCACTAATTTGATCGTATTTAATCGTGATATTGGTGGAGGAGGATCACTTAATAATGTTGACCTTCCTACTATCGCAGGAATTCCAGTTGTAAGAACTCCGCATTTGGGAACTTATGCAGTTGGAGCTAGTGGTGCATGGACTGATTCACTATGGAGTTCTGGAACAACCACTGGTCCACAACCATTGGGAGCAAACCATTCCAATAGATCTGCAGTTTATGATCTTCCTGCTAACTATAATGGTGTAGTTAACGATGGTTCAAACATCGGTGCTCCTGGAGGTCTTGATGGAACTACTAACGGTATTTCATTGAGAACTGAAGGTTCCAAAGTACGTGCGATTGTCATGCACAAAGATGCAGTTGCAACCGTTAAGTTGATGGATCTCAGTGTTGAATCTGAGTATCAAATCCAACGACAAGGTACGTTGATCGTGAGTAAGTATGCGATGGGTCATAACGTACTCAGGCCAGCTATGGCAGTAGCTCTTATGGCTCCTGCTTCATAATAACTGGTAACCTCTAACCAAGGGGAATCTTAGAGAAATCTAGGGTTCCCTTTTTTTTCATTTTATTACTATGGCAATGACTCCCACTACAGAACTAGATGCAGTTAATCAGATGCTTGTCTCTATTGGAGAAGCACCAGTTAACGTATTGGGTTCTGGGTTGCAGGAAGCAGAAATTGCCCAAACAACTCTCACTAATATTAGCAGAGATGTTCAGTCACAAGGTTGGTACTTTAATACAGAGATAAGATATACATTAGCTAGAAATAGTGACAACGAAATTGTACTACCTAATAACTGTGTAAAAGTAGATAGAACTCAAGTTTACAGAGATTATGATACAGATGTAGTTGAAAGAAATAGGAAGTTATATGACAGGGTAACTAACTCCTATACTTTTGATAAAGACTTAGTAGTTAACATGGTAGTTCTTCTAGATTTTAATGAATTACCAGAGGTTGCTAGAAGGTACATTACACTCAAAGCTGCAAGGGTATTCCAAGATCAAACTGTAGGTGCTCAAGAGTTACATGGGTATCAGATTAATGATGAACAGTTTGCTTATCTTGCACTTAGAGAAGCTGAATCAGAATCAATGGATTACAACGTCTTTGACAACTATGACACATACAGAGTTCTAGACAGGACTATAAACAACACAGTTATAAATGAATTAACAACTTCATAAAAGATATGCCATTCGTATCATCCTCGATACCTAACTTAATCAATGGTGTATCTCAGCAAGCTCCAGAAGTTAGACTTCCTACACAAGCTGAAGTACAAGAGAACGGATTATCTTCTGTAGTCAATGGATTAGAGAAGAGACCTGGTACTGAACACATTAAGAAGTTGTCAGGAGTAACTGCTTCTAATGTCACCAATGCTTTTATCCATACTATTCAAAGGGATGACTCAGAATCCTACTCATTAGTAATAGGAAAAGACGGTAATAATCCTTTTCTGTATGTCTATGATAGAAATGGGTTTTCTTATCCAGTAAAAGATAAGGACAATAACCCTTTACAAGCTAGTGATTTATCTTACTTAGCCTCCGTAACTAACCCTTCTACAGACATCACTGCTACTACCATTGCTGACAATACTTTCATAGTAAATAAGAAGAAAGTAACGGCAATGGCTACTTCTACTTCTAATGTCTCAGGACAGGATGAAACAGGAATCACGAGTCCTACTGGATCAGATGAATTAACCAATACACTTACCCATGAAGCACTGATATACGTTAAGCAGGGAGACTACAATTCCAAGTATGAAATTACGTTAAAAAAAGGAGGTAATACTTACAAAGTAAAATACCTTACTCCTTCAGCTACTCCCTCGCAAAACCAGACATACGTAGGTACTGATAAGATAGCAGAGGTACTTATGGATGGACAAAGTGCAGTAGAATACGATTCAACTGGATCTAGTAGTGCTAATAACCTAAACGGACAAAACGATGGAACTACTCAGTGGGGAGTATCTGCTTCTCAAGCAACAAATAATAACGATGCTAATTACCAAGCAAACACCAAGGTAGGCTTTGGTGGAGAACTTCCATCTGATGCTACTACAGATGATGCTTCCGTTGTTTATAAAGACAAACTTACTAACTCAACAATTACAAATGCAGGATTTAATTTTACAAGGAACGGCAATGTTATTCATGTTAGGTGCAGTGGTGCTTTTGAGCTAACAAGCAGTGACAGTCACGGTGATCGTGATCTGTTTGCGTGGAATGATGATGCACTTAAATTTACGGATCTTCCTCCTAGAAATGTACCTAACAATTTTATCCTTAAGATCGTAGGAGATAACGCTAAAAACCAAGATGATTACTACGTAAAATTTGAAGCTGATGCTGGATCTATAGGTGATGGAGTATGGAAGGAATCACCGGGGAAAGGCCAAAGTATACATT